AACGACCCCACGGCCTGCACGGTGTGGGGGATATTTGAGAATCAGGACGTCGGGACGTGCGCCATCCTGCTCGACGCGTGGGATGCCCACATGTCCTACCCCGAGCTGAGGAAGCGCGTCATCGCGGACCACAAAGAGGTCGTGTACGGGGCGGACAACACGTTCGGTAAGGGGCGCAAGTCGGACTTGGCGCTGATCGAGGACAAGTCGGCCGGCATATCCCTGATACAGGAGCTCCAAGGCTCCGGGATAGCGGTGAGGTCGTACAACCCCGGCCGTTCGGACAAGGTGCAGCGCATGAACATCGTGGCGCCCCTGATAGCGAAGGGGAAAATCTACATACCCGAGGACGCCAAGCTCACGGGGCAGTTCGCGGACTGGTCAAAGCGGTTCATGCGCCAAGTCTGCTCCTTCCCCGAGTCCGGGGGGCACGACGACTACGTCGACAGCCTCTCACAGGCACTGCGCATCCTGCGCGACTCCGGGTGGCTCCAGCTTGACATGCTACCGGCGAGGGACTTTGAGTACGCGGACGACCGCAGGAAGCGCGTGAACCCGTACGCCCAGTAATTTAGGCTCTAAGGCTGCTTACGCCTAATATCTGGGGCGGTAACCTACGATTTTTTGCATAAGTGGTTATAGGTACCCAAACAACCACAACGACGGCGCCATGACACCTTTCAAGACCCCGAAGCAGATGATGATGGAGATGGCCGGCCTCCCGCACTACGCTGGGGGCCGCGAGGTGTTTGGTAAATATGTATCCTCGGGCGTCAAGCAGCTCATGGACGAGGCCGTCAAGCGTTTCACCCGGTCCGCCGGCCGCGCCCCGCACGCGCAGGAGATGGCGGAGCTCGAGCAGCACGCCCAGCAGTTCGCGAAGCCCCCGTACACCCCCAAGACGGACCCCGTGACGCAGGCACGCGCCGCGCACGCCCTGAGGGTCGACCCAAATATAAACACCGAGATGGCGCCGATCTACGCCCGGGACCCGTTCCTGACGCAGCAGGCCTTCGGCCGCGGCGTGAAGGGCACCCACTTCGCACCCGATACAATGGACATAAACGACCCAAAAGTGGCCCAAATGGTCGGCGAGGAGGTCGGCGGCTTCCGCAGCGCGGGCGCACCCAAGACGAGCCTGACCCCCGGCGCCGAGTGGATGGTGGAAAAGTCAGAAGACGTCATAGCCCGGCAGCTGGGAGGCAGGGGCGACATCGGTGGGCAGCTGAAGCAGGCCTTCCTCGAGAAGACGGGCAGGAACCCCAACGAGGACGAGATGAACGCCCTCATCGCCGCGTTCAACCCGGCGAGGCACAACTTCACCGGGCAGGAGATTGGAGACGTGTTGCTGCAGCGCCCCAAGAGCCGTGTGGGCATGCCCGAGTGGCGCGAAAACGCCCGGGCAACAGGAATCCCGGAGTCGTACACACAACTCAGACCCGGGAACTACCGCGAAAATCTCAAAGATGAGATGGCGCTCGCGAGCGGGCAGGTCCCCTCCGCGCTGCCGGAGTTTGAGCGTGAGGCGGCCAAGATAGCGAAGCGCCGCAACCGCCCGGCCCCCGAGCCAAAGGAAGTAACCTACGACGAGAACGGCGTCCCGCACTACCACTACGCCGGGGGAGGCAGTATCTCACCACGAGATATGCAGGCCGACCTGATGGTCAACAACCGCTACGCCGAGGGCCGCACCGTCTCCCCAAGAGAGTTTATGGGGGCTCAAGACGTCCGTCAAGCGGAGTATCTGAAAAACTTGCAATCCTCGACAGATCAAAGAGAGAAAGAGTACGCGCAACGGATGCAGAGACAAAGACAACAACAAATAGACGCCCAGCGGGCGCACGTCACGGCGCTGTACAATCAAGAAGTTCAGGCGCTAGAAGAAAACCGGATGAAAAATAGCATCACGCAGGGCGGCCTGCCGTTCAGGCCGTTTGGGGTAGACACCGGGTACACCATGCCGGAGTTTATGTCAAACGCACTGGCCGCGTCAGGAAAAAATTATATGGGCTACGCGCGCGGCGTGCCGCAGGCCTTCGGCATGGGCGATCGAAAAGAAATAGACGCCGCGGCGGAAAGAGACAGACCCCTTATGGAAACCGGAGCGGGGATGATTGGAAGCGCGGTGCTGGACCCCCTGAACGCGGTGCCCTTTGCGGCAAACACCTATAAAAGCGCCGCGGGGATGGGCGCGTTAATGGGTGCCATGCAGCCGGTGACAACCCAAGAAAATTCTAGTGTCGCGCAAGGGAAACTTGAGAACGCAGCGACTTCAGGGGCGCTTGGCGCCGGCATATTGGCCGCCTTGCGCGGCGCTGGACGCGGGGCACGATACACCGCAAATAAAGGCTCTAACGCCCTCGAGGCGATGTACAACCGACTCAGGAACCAGTAGAAATCTATGGCTCTCCCCACACTCCCCATGCAGCAGGGCGCTAACCTCCCCGACCTAGAGTCGGACAAGACCGTCGAGGAGGCGCGCAAGCAGCAAGAAGAGATCGAGCACTACGAGGAGGCGCTGGGGCTTGAGCCCGAGCAGGCCGAGCAGGAGGTCATAGAGCTTGACGATGGGTCGGTGGTGATTAACTACCGAGACAAAGAGGGCCCCGGGGAGAACCCCGAGTTCTACGCCAACCTAGCGGAGAAATTCGATGAGTCAGTACTTGACCAGCTTTCCAATGAGTACTTGGACTACGTTGACGTCGACCGGGAGTCGCGTAAGGAACGTGATAAGCAATACGAAGATGGTCTGCGTAGAACCGGCCTCGGTAAGGACGCCCCCGGAGGCGCAACCTTCGACGGAGCCTCTAAGGTTGTACACCCCGTCATGGCAGAGGCGTGCGTAGACTTCGCCGCCTCCGCGTCAAAGGAACTCCTGCCACCTGATGGCATAGTCAAATCTGAAATCCGCGGCGACGCGGACAGGAAGCGCATGGAGACCGCCGAGCGCAAGGTGACCTTCATGAACTGGCAGCTGGTGGAGCAAATCCCCGGCTACATAGACGAGATGGAGCAGCTCCTGACCCAGCTCCCGCTGGGTGGCTCGCAGTACCTGAAGTGGTGGTTCGACGAGGAGCAGCGGCGCCCGGACTGCGAATGGGTCCCAATCGACAACGTCCTGCTGCCCTACGCCTCCACGAACTTCTACACCTCACCAAGGATCACCGAGGTGCAGGACATCACGGAGGACACGTACGTCAGCCGCATCGAGCAGGGCATCTACCGCGACCTAGAGAACGCCGGCACCCCCTCCGAGATAGAGGTGGACAAGAAGACACGATCCCAGCAGGCCAACGACAAGATCGAGGGCAAGAGCGCCCCCGAGAAGAACATCGACGGCGTCCGGCGCGTCTACGAGATAACGTGCTACCTGCGCCTCGAGGAGGACAAGGAGTCCGAGGGTAAGCGCGCGCCGTACATCATGACGATTGACGAGAGTTCTGAGAAGGTGCTCTCGCTGTACCGCAACTGGGAGGCCAACGATGAGAAGCGAACCAAACTGGACTGGATCGTGGAGTACAAGTTCATTCCTTGGCGAGGGGCCTACGCCATTGGACTTCCTCATCTTATCGGTGGCCTTTCTGCTGCTCTTACCGGCGCTCTTAGGGCTCTACTTGACGCTGCTCACATCAACAACAGCCAGACAATGCTTAAGCTCAAGGGTGGACGCATATCTGGACAGTCTGACCGCATAGAGCCCACGCAGGTTCTGGAGATCGAGGGCAGCCCGGGGGTGGACGACATCCGCAAGCTGGCGATGGCCCTGCCGTTCAACCCACCCTCCAGCGTCTTGTTCAATCTGCTTGGGTGGCTGACCGACGCCGCCAAGGGGGTCGTGACGACCGCCGAGGAGAAGATCAAGGACGCCAACGCCAACACGCCCGTGGGCACGACGCAGGCGCTGATTGAGCAGGGAGCCAAGGTATTCTCCAGCATCCACGCCCGCATGCACCGCTCGCAGGCGAAGACCCTCAAGATTCTTTCCCGCATCAACCACTGGTACCTCGAGGACATGGACAACCAGTCCGGCACCGAGATCGAGGTGCGGGACTTCGCGGACAACAACGACATCCGCCCGGTATCGGACCCAAACATATTCTCCGAGACCCAGCGTCTGGCTCAGGCTCAGGCCGTGCTGCAGCTGGCCACACAGGCGCCGCAGCTGTACGACCTCAGGGCGGCGCACCGCCGCATCCTCAAGCAGATGAAGGTGCCCGCCATAAACGAGATTCTGCCCGACCCGGACGGCATCAAGGAGTCCAACCCGGCACTCGAGAACGTGGCGATGGTCATGGGGCGACCCGCCGCGGCCTACCCAGACCAAGACCACATCAGCCACATCCAGACGCACCTGATGTTCGCGGTGGACCCAAACTACGGCAGCAACCCGGTCATCGGGCCGGCCTTCGCCCCGCACGTGCTGGACCACATCAAGCAGCACATGACCCTCTACTACCTGCAGTCCATGCGCGGCTACGTGGCGCAGGCCTCCGGCGGGGAGGACACGATGAAGCTCCACGAGGAGCGCCCCCTCGACAAGGACTCCCAGAAGGCGCTGGCTCTGGCCTCCCAGATGGTGATGCAGGACTCCCAGCAGGCCTTCGCGCAGATACAGCCTCAGGTGCAGCAGCTGGCGCAGAAGGTGCAGCAGGCCCAGCAGGCGCAGCAGGAGTCCGCGGCGCTGGCAGACCCAACCGCTCAGGTGCTGATGAAGACCCAGATGGCGGAGACCCAGCGCAAGGCGCAGGAGTTCCAGAGCCAGATGCAGAGCGACATGCAGAAGACGCAGCAGGACTACCAGCTTAAGGTTGCGGAGCTCTCCCAGAAGGTTCAGGAGCTCACGGTCAAGTACCAGACCCAGACCGCGATCGACAGCCAGAAGAACGCCACGACCATCGCCCTCGCGAACATCGACAACGCCGCCAAGGAGCGCGTGGCGATGATAAACGCCGGGGTGCAGTTAGACACGCAGCAGGCGCAGCTTGAGCACGAGCAGGGGCTCTCCGCCATGGAGGCCATACACGCCGCCAGCACGGACATAAGGCAGCACGGTCTGGCCGTGGAGCAGCAGCAGTTCCAAAGCGCCGCGGAGCAGGTGGCGAAGCAGGCACAGGCCGCGCAGGACCACCAGCAGGGCATGGAGCAGAAGAGCCAGCAGGGGCAACTAGACCGGCTGCAGTCAGGTCAGGAGCACGGGCAGGCGCTGCAGCAGGGCGCTCAGGACGCGCAGAACCAGTCCATGCAGTCCGAGCAGGAGCACGGGCAGGCGCTGCAGCAACAAGCCGCGCAGCCACAACCGCAACAACCACCACAGACACCCATTTAGGAGACACCCATGAGCGACGAGAACCTTAAAGGCTTCCGGCAGACGTACCAAGAGACCGGCAAGGCCAGCTCCGGCGGCGGCCCGGCGGCCAAGGTAGAGAAGGGCGTGTCCGGCTCGCACCGCGACAATAACTGGAAAATTGGCGCCTCGCAGGCCAAGCTGCGCCTCGCCGGTAAGATTGGCCCCAAGAATTTGGTGGAATATACAAAATAGTAGGGCGGATGTTGCATTTGTTTTGCATAAGTTAATATATGCAAGACATAATTCGCGAGATACTGAGGCGCGTAGGCGCCGCAAAGATTTTGCTGGAGAGTTCCGTAGCCTCCGGCACAAACATCCACAGCTTTGAGGCATACCAGCGCCTCGTGGGTAAGAGGGAGGGTCTGTCAGAGACCCTCGACATTATCAATGACATCCTTACGGAGGATGACGAGAAGGACACATGAAAGAAAAAATCGAGCCCGATTTGAGGACAGAGGCAGAGGTATTTCCACAGGTTGACCCCGGCGTAGACATTGTAGGTGACCGGGTTCTGGTGCAACTGCGTAGGACTAAGTCCAAATCGCGCGGGGGCATCGTTCTGGTTCAAGAGACCAAGGACACCGTGAAATACAACGAGGTCGTTGCGAAGGTAGTTTCAATTGGTCCGCTGGCGTACAAATCGCCAGACACGCTAGAAACGTGGCCCGAGGGCGCGTGGTGCAGCGTTGGGGACCTCGTCCGCACCATCAAGTGGGGCGGCGACAGGTGGACAGTCGACCTAGACGACGACAACGACCCCGTAGTTTTCATCATTGTAGGCGCCAGAGAAGTGATCGCGAGGATTCGCAGCTTCGAGGACGCGCGCAAGATGAAATCCTTTGTAGACTAATACTTTGAAGAAAGTAGATCATGTCCGAAGAAAGTAAAGAAAAAGATATAAAGATCAAGGAGCAGGCCGACGGCAGCGTCATCGCCTCGGTGGGCCCTGACGAGAACGCCTTCCCGGAGGATCAGGAGGGTAAGTCGCCCGAGCACGACGAGAACGAGGTCAGTCTTGACCGTGGCTCGGAAGACAGCGACGATGGGTCTGGGGATAGCCCGGACGAAAACGACGAGGACCGTGAGGCGATACGTGAGGCACGGCGTGAGGAGCGGCGACTAAAGAAGGAGCTCTCCAAGCAGCGCGAGGCCTCGTCGAAAAACAAGATCAGCAGCCTCGAGAAGCGTAACGAGGAGCTGGCTCGGCGGTTAGCGGCCGTGGAGTCCACGGCGGCGTCCTACCAGTTCGCGCAGATAGACAAGGCGATAGAGGACGAGGCGACACGCGTCGAGTACGCCAAGATGAAGATGATGCAGGCCGCGCAGGCCGGTAACGCGGAGGAGCAGGTCGAGTACCTCGACCAGCTGCAGGACTCCAAGAACCGGTTGAATCAGGCGCAGGCCTACAAGAAGCACCAGCTGGAGCAGGTCAAGCGGCCCCCGCAGAATGTCCCGAACACTATCTCGATAGAGGTTCAGCGCAACGCGACGGGGTGGCTGAAGAACAACAAGTGGTACGATCCGCAGGCGAGGGATACAGACTCAAAGATTGCCAAGGTAGTAGATCAGGAGCTCACGGCCGACGGCTGGGACCCATCCGACTCAGAGTACTGGGACGAATTGGACAACAGGCTGTCGGACAGACTTCCACATAGGTACGTTTCACGAGAGGGTAGGACAATGCGCAGAGCTGGCCCCACGTCGTCTAACAAGTCGGCGAACCCGGGAGTCAAGTCCGCAACGTCAATCACTCTAAGCCGTGAGCGGGTTCAGGCCATCAAGGACGCTGGTTCGTGGGACGACCCCACCAAGCGTAGCAAGATGATTAAGGCCTACGCCAGCTACGACCGTCAGAACCGTACCTAAGGATAATATACCATGGCAAATACAAGAATTAAGCGCGACCTAGACGAGCGAATGGCCGACCGGGCGCAAGAGGTTATGAAGAGTACCGCTGAGAGTGGTGGCTCGAGTGAAAATGCACGCAGGGAACGCCTCGACGCGTTCCGGGATAAATGGCAGAACAGTGCGCTGCCGGAAATTCCTAGGGAGTCAATCCCCGGGATGCACCTGTGCTGGTTGAGCACCACAAACCAGTACGACAGTATCGACAAACGTATCGCGTTGGGCTATGAGCCGGTGAAAGCCTCCGAGTTGGGAAAAGGCTTTGAAATGCTGGGCAAGATGAGTTCGGGCAAGTTTGAAGGCTGTGTATCTTGTAACGAGATGGTTCTTTTTAAGTTGCCGGAAGATGTCTACCAAGAAGTGATGCACATGCTGCACCTCGAGGACCCGCTGGAACATCAGCGGAATGTCACCTCGCAGTTGCGCGGCGCCGCCGAGCCGGGTAAGGGCGGCAAGTCAATCTTGGAGGGGGGTCTTCTGGAGATGGAGAAAGAGGCCAATCGAGCAAACAAAAACATCCGTTTTCAATAACCATTTAGACAAAGGAATTAACAATGAGTACAGTACTCAAGCCCTTTGGCCTGAAGCCCGCGTATCACCCCAGTGGCCTTGACCGTGCGATCCCTTTCGCCGGGCAGCAAGCTGATGGTACTACGAAAACCTACACGTTGGCGTCTGGTGCATTTTACCAGTACACCCCGTTGGGTATTGGGACTGCAGGTCTTCTGACTGTTGCGGCAACCGCTGGAACTGGTGGCGCCACTGCGTCGCAGGTGTTCGGTAGCTTCGACGGTGTGGAATACACCAACACCGATGGCCGGCGTTCGGTAGCCAAGTACATCACCGCCGCGACTGCCGCTGCTGTGACGGAAATCACGTTCTGGATTTTCCAAGACCCCTCACTGGTCTACGAGATTCAGGCGACCGGCTCCATCGACGCGAACAGCATCGGCCTGCAGTATAACTTCTCTCCGACCTCCGGCTACCTCACGACCTCTGGCACCGCCATTGGCGTCGGTGGCGCGGGCTTCTCCACCACTGCCCTGAACCCGACCGCTGTTGCGGCCAGTGCTCAAGGCCAGCTGCGTGTGTATGGTCTGGGTCGCGATGTCGCCGTGCCGGCCGGTTCTGCCGTTAATGCTTGGAATGATA